AAAGAGAAGTGGATCGACGACCGGGCGCAGCAAATCATCGACATGATGCCGAAAGAGCCAACCGGCCTCTTCCACTTCACAGTTCCGATTGACTCCAGCCCATACGAAGGACTTCGCAGCGATAGAGCAGGCGAGGCCTACAACGATTTCATTTCGGCAGTTGCTTACGCCCAGGCGGAATACGACTGGGAACACCGTACCGGCTGCCCGTTTTAAGGATGCATGAAATGTCTGAATCTAAAACTCACTACCGAAAAGCTTTTGACTCCCCTTACCTGAGCAGCGCCGACATCGTTGAGCCAACGGTGCTGACGATCGCCCGCGCAACGTTAGAAAACGACAAAACAAAAAAATCCAAAGACGTTTTTAACACTGCTTATTTTGAAGAGCGCGAGCTGCGCCCTGGCGAAAAGCTTAAGCCGATGATTCTGAATGCCACGAACAGCAAGATGCTGAAAAGCATTACCGGATCCCCCTTCCTTGAGGATTGGGTAGGCGTGAAGGTCACTGTTTACGTCGATAAAAATGTCCGGTTCGGAAAGGAATCGGTTGAAGGCCTCCGCTTAAGCCCGGCGCGAGTTACAAAGCCGGTGCTTTCGCCGGAAAAAACGCAGGCATGGAATAACGCTAAGGCCGCCTTTAAGCGCGATGGCAACCTTGATGCAGTGCTGGCGAGAATGGACATTTCTCCAGAACATCGCCGCCAGCTTGAGCAGGAGTGTTTATCATGATCTGGCACGACGTCGAGCAAAACGGTGAAGAGTGGGACACTCTTCGCCTGGGTAAGGCCACCGCGTCAAATTTCGGCCTGATTATGGCTAACGATGGAAAGGCGTTTGGTGAACCAGCCAAGCGTTATGCCCTTCAGTTGGCACTTGAGCAGATTAAGGGGTGCAAGTCTGAGTTTGGCTTCTCAAACGACCACATGGAGCGCGGGCACGAACAGGAACCTATTGCCCGCATGCTTTACGAAGAGATGAACTTCGTCGACGTGGATAACGGCGGGTTCTTTGATCACGAAACTTACGGTGACAGCCCCGATGGCCTCGTTGGCCAGGACGGGCTCGTTGAGATTAAGTCGGTCATTGCCGCCACTCACTACTCCACCCTCACCCGCGGTTCCTTCGATCCGGCATATAGATGGCAGTTGGTCGGTCACCTTGATTGCTCTGGCAGGGATTGGGTGGACTTCATCAGCTACTGCTCAGACTTCCCGGACGGTAAGCAGCTCATCGTCTATCGCCTTACAGCCGCCGAATGTGAATCAGAAATAGCCCGGCTGCAAGCGCGCAGAAAAGACTTCCTCGAACTTGTTGCGGACACGAAGCGCCGCATTCTGGAGCTCGAATGAAACGCACACCCTTCTACCGCAGGCCCGGGCGAACCGGGCAATTCTCCGGTCTGCGTGAGCGCGTTATCTGGATGATTCAGACGCGCGGCCGCCCGGTGACCGGTAGCGAAATCGCTGAGAAATTTGGCGTATCGCTCATTGAGTTTAACCGGGTCGCCAACGGCATTACCCGCGGCTCCGGACAGATAGCGCAGATAGTTGAGTCGGAAAAATGGCTCAATGAGGACGGCATCTGCGACCGGACTTTCGACTTGGTCACGAAGCCAAAGGTTGTAACGCCGCAAGGCAAATCACGGCTGTTCACCCGGCGCGCCATTGAGCAATCGCAGGAAGGTAGACGGCAGGAGTGCATAGCGCGTGCCGCCCGCCGACGACGCCTGATTGCTCAGGGCCTCTACATCGACGAAATGGAGTCCATCCTATGACTCACGCTCACGACGACATCAGGGTTGGCACTCTGTGCCTTCCCTTCATTGGTAACGGCTGGCTAATGCCATGGGGTGAAGTGGCCAGCAATCCATTAAAGGCGCAGAGACTCGCTGAGGAATATCCGGAAAGGCAGGAGGCGGCATGAATAACATCCCCAACCAGGACATAGACGCCCTCGTAAAATCAGGCGCCCTTTTCGTTTCAAACCATTCTGGCGGTAAAGATAGTCAAACGATGCTTATCAAGCTGCTTGAGGTTATCCCGCCAAAGCAGATCGTCGTAGTGCATGCTTCGCTTGGCGCCATGGAATGGCCTGGCGCGCTGGAGCTAGCCGAGAAGCAGGCTGGGGGTTCTGGACTGCCGTTCATCGTTGCCAGGGCGCGCAAGACCCTGCTGGAGATGGTGGAGCGACGCTTTGCGAATCGCCCAGAAGTGCCGAGCTGGCCGTCAGCTAGCACGAGACAATGCACTAGTGACCTGAAGCGCGGCCCTATCCAGCGTGAGGTGAGAGCCTACGCGAAGGCGAACGGTTTCAAAGTAATCGTCAACTGTCTCGGTCTGCGCGCCCAGGAGTCCCCTGGCCGAGCCAAGCGTCAGGTGTTTCGCAAGAACGAAACTGATTCCAACTCGGTGCTGACCTGGTACGAATGGTTGCCAATTCATGAGCTGAAGGTGGAAGAGGTGTTTGCCTCAATTCGCGAGGCCGGTCAGGAACCGCATTACGCTTACGCGTTGGGAAATGAGCGTCTTAGCTGCGTGTTCTGCATCATGGCGAGCCGAAACGACCTGCGGAACGGTGGACGGCATCACCCAGAGCTGCTTGAGCAGTACGCAGCGCTGGAGGCGCACACCGGGTACACGATGCACATGAACCGCATCCCGATAAAGGAGCTGGCAGCATGACCGGAAAATACTCTCTTATCTACGCAGATCCTCCCTGGTCTTACGGCAACACCATCAGCAATGGCGCCGCTGCCGATCACTACTCCACCATGAAGCTCATCGACATCAAGCGCCTGCCAGTGTGGGAACTTGCCGCCGAAAATGCAGTGCTGGCGATGTGGTACACCGGTACGCATAACCAGGAGGCCATCGAACTGGCTGAGGCCTGGGGTTTTACCGTTCGCACGATGAAGGGCTTTACCTGGGTGAAGCTGAATCAGAACGCTGAGTTGCGCATCAACAAGGCGCTGGCCGAGGGTGAAGTCACCGACTTTTACGACTTCCTCGATCTGCTAAACGCCGAGACGCGCATGAACGGTGGCAACCACACCCGGGCCAACACCGAAGACCTGCTGATTGCCACCCGCGGCGCCGGGCTTGAGCGAAAGCACGCCGGGATTAAGCAGGTGGTCTACAGCCCGCTCGGCGCGCACAGCGAAAAGCCGTGGGAAGTGCGCCACCGGCTGGAGTTGCTTTACGGCGAAGTGCCGCGCATTGAATTATTCAGCCGCAGCGCGGCGCCGGGCTGGGATCACTGGGGAAATCAGTTCGCCACCGCCGCGGTGGAACTGCTGCCCGGCTGCGCCATCGATGTTGTTAAGACGGAGGCCGCATGACGCCAGCAGCTTATTATAACGAAATCGACCCGTTCGCTGCGCAATGGCTGCGTAACCTGATCGCCGGCGGTCATATAGCGCCCGGTGAATTAGATGAAAGGAGTATTGAAGATGTCACACCTGACGACCTGCGAGGATTCACGCAGTGCCACTTCTTTGCCGGAATTGGCGTCTGGTCTCATTCCCTGCGGCTCGCCGGATGGCCTGACGATAAACCAGTCTGGACAGGCTCCTGCCCGTGCCAGCCTTTCAGCGCGGCAGGCAAAGGTGATGGGTTTGCTGACGAGCGGCACCTTTGGCCCCACTTCTTCCACCTCATCAGCGAGCGCAGGCCTGAGCATGTCTTTGGCGAACAGGTTGCAGCAGGTAACGCTAACGCATGGTTCGACCTTGTACAAGCTGACCTGGAAGGAATGGAATACGCCTTCGGGCTTGTGCCGTTTGCGGCAGCGGGCATCGGTGCTCCGCACATCCGGGAGCGGGCCTACTGGGTGGCCCACGCCCACAGCCAGATCGACGACCGGCGCAGGGACGTCAGGGCGAATGGGTGGGATGAACATTCAGACGGCAGTCACTTTAACGGGATGGCCTACGCCAACCACAGAATCGGCGATGAGGGAGAAACGATATGCTCAGGGCGGGATGCCGTTCTCCATGGCAGCAGCGTTAGCCGGTTGGCCAACACCACAGGTCAACTACATCACCAATGCAACGACGGTACAGATGAGTTCGGATGGTCGAGAAACCCCGAACAAAATCGGCTGGGCAGCGAGCCTGTGCGGGCCCTTGAGGTTAACGGTTTTTGGCGAGATGCGGACTGGCTCTTATGTCGAGATGGCAAATGGCGTCCAGTTGAACCCGGCACATTCCCGCTGGTTGATGGGGCTGCCGCGCGCCTGGGACGAGTCGAGCCCGGGGTGGCAAGAGTGGCAAGCAGCAACCGCGTCGGCCGGCTCAAAGACTACGGTAACGCCATAAACGCACAGGCTGCGGCTGAATTCATCCGGGCTTATATGGAGGGGTTATGACGCCAGCAAATGAAAACGCCATCCGATCCGCCTGCCGCCGCTGCACCGAGGAAATCCAGCAGGCCATGCGCAAGAAGCCTAAGCCTAACTGGAACGAAACGGTGCCTCCCATCATCAACAAGCATCACAAGAAAATTGAAGCTCTGGGAGTTAGCCTCCTGGAGTTCGTCGTCAAAACTGGCCGCCTTAACGGGCGGTTTGGAGCCGAACAATGATTCGCCGACAGATAGATACATCAACCCGATTTCTGCTTGATACCGCCTTTCACCGACTTGAAATAATCCGTGATGACGGTCTCTACCGCCACCTGCGCATGAAGCAGCCCGGCACGTCCTGTTATTACTTCGACATTATCACCTGGCCGGGATATCTGACTGTCACCGGCGACATGGGCACCTGGACATTCTCCCGTATCGCGGACATGTTCGAATTTTTCGGTCCGTGGCAAGACGGGATTAACACCGGTTACTGGTCAGAAAAGCTGGAGGCTGGCGCTGGCTATTCAGCATGTGATCTATTGGCGAAAGAGTACGATCATGATGCTTTTTGCCGGAGCCTGAAGGAATCAATGAGCGAGTATCTGGAAGATGCTCCAGAAGACCAGCAGGAAGACGAAGACTGGGATGATGAAGACGATACTCGAGACAGTGATAAAGCCAAGGTTCGTGAGGTAGTCCGTGAATTATGCCGTGGTGGATTTAGCAATGACTGGGAAGCATATCAGGCAGTTTATAACGCTGACTGGCCCGAAAGTTGGAGTGCGTGGGATGTCTGCGACGGGTTGACGTTCAAAACCTACACCAGCCACTTCCGCTGGATACTCTTTGCCATCACCTGGGCGATCTCCAAATACCACAACACGAAGATGGTCGATAAGTCGATGGCTACCTTCCTCGCAGTGAAAGGGTTACCAGCATGAACAGAGCCGCACCCGTTGATTTGAGGAAAAGCCTCGAAATTGCCAACCACCTGGCGCACATCGGGATTCGCTTTGTGCCGATCCCGGTGGCGACCGATGAAGAATTCCAGACGCTGGCCGCCGAGCTATCGCGACGGCTTGAGCAGATGGCAGTGGAAGCTGAGAAGAATGAAGGCGGTGCAGCATGAAGGCACTAATAACCCAGGAGCTTAAGGCTCCTTTTTTATTGCTGGCGTTCACCTTCAACCGTATTAACCGACAGTTCCGGGAGCATTGACCATGAGCGATAAGTGTACGTTGAATGGAAATCTAATTAATCGCTGCGACATGCTGGCTAAGTCCCTCGAATATGGAAACCCATCATATCGTTCGAAAGGCGCGTTTATCCCTGAACGAGTGAATTTCAGCACTGGCAAGCCGGCAATCGATATTGCACAACTACACTCCGGCGAGTATGTCGGACGTGGTATCGCTATGAACTTCTGCCCCTTCTGCGGGGAGAATCTTAAGACATGGGAGCAGTGATTATGGCCGACATCATCGATACCGCAGCTGAGATTGAAGAGCTTCAGCGTAACGCTGCCCTTTCCGCTCACCGCATCGACCGTAATGCCGTATCAGCTGGGCGTTGTGAAGAGTGCGACGAACCAATTCCCGAGCCGCGGCGCGCTGCCGTTCCCGGATGCCAGACATGCGCGGATTGCCAATCCGTCATTGAGCTGAAGAATAAGCAGAGGGGGCACCAGTGAAAGAGCGCGGAATGATTTTTAACGGCGAGATGGTGTGCGCCATTCTCGACGGCAGGAAGACGCAGACACGCAGGATCATGAAGGTACAGCCTGTCCTCAATGGTAGTTTTTATGAGGTATACGGTGCTGGATGGGTCCGGAGCATGAAATCTGTTCCTGCAATTCCAGGACACAGCCTTGCCAGTAATTGTCCATTCGGTCTGGTTGGCGATCGCATCTGGGTACGGGAAACGTGGGGAGTAGTGAGTCATGAACTGGATGAGGACGGTCGCATTCAGCCATGGAACCCTGACCGTCCTGCCACAGCCATTCACGAAATGCCGTTTGGTAGTGGTTACTACACTGGTCACGCTATCTACGCAGCAGATGGGGATTTTACTTGGGGTGATGACGATGGCTATGAAGATGGCCGTTCGTGCTGGAAACCATCTATCCACATGCCTCACGCAGCCTGTCGCATTCTGCTGGAAGTTACCGGCGTGCGGGTGGAGCGCTTGAATGGCATCAGTGAAGCGGATGCAGAAGCGGAAGGAATCGACATGGATGCACTTGCTGACTCACAGGACTGTTACGACTGCATTGCAGACCACAATATGACCGGAAGACCAACGGCAACAGGCGCATTTAAGTACCTGTGGGAATCAATCTACGGCGAGGAAAGTTGGAAGGCCAACCCATGGGTTTGGGTAATTGAATTTAAGGTGGTGCCCAATGTTCAGGATAATCCAGCCTGACCAGTAAACTATGAGTTAATCAACTTGCGCATTTTGACCGACAAAGTGTAGGGTCATAAGTGAATAATATTTCCCGCATAACGAGGACTTTTTATGCCAGGTTGCTTAGTTTTTAGGAATGATGGCCCAGTAATCGATTTGAAAATGAAAGTGGAGTCACCTGTGTTTTACTATGCAAATATCAGCACAGGTAAGAAACAAGGATACCCTGTCCATGAATATGTTTGGGTCGATCCAGATACGAAAGAAAAATACATATACCAAATTGCATATGATCAGAAGCCATCAGAACAAGAGATTGAAAAGGCAATAACAGAGTTAAAGCCCATACCAATATCTAAATTTTAACAATCGATAAACCTCGCCACGGCGAGGTTTTTTAATGGATCAATATCGCACGCCAAACGTGCAGTGTGAGGAGAAATTATGAAGAGTAACGCGGCCGCACGTCGGCTACTTGGGATGCCCCACTGGCGAAGTAATACGCAACAGATGCATTTTGTCGCTAACGTACATCATGCAACAAAGACCGGAAAGATGGTTAGCGCATGGGTAGCTATGCGGACTAAATCAGATGCCTTTTTCTATTTCACTTAATGACGCAGCTGATAGCCAGTTATGAGCTGGCTATTGGGTGCGAAAGCACTGCCTCGTGATCCCTTTTGCCCGGCCACTCGCCGGGTTCTTTTTGCCTGGAGGAAATACATGGTTGAGGCAAAAACACTGACAGCCAGACAGGCGGCAGAACTACTAATCACCTCACCGAGAACTGTCTACCGTCTTATCGACTCGGGGCAGCTGGCCGGGAAGAAGATCGGGAACAAATACCGCACGACCGACGTCGCCTGTATTGCGTATTTACATGACCCGCGCGATCCTGTTTCCGCGAGCGCGGGTGAACATAAAGGAGAAATTTTATGTCAATCACCCTCAGAGGCGGCGTCTGGCACTGTCATTTCGTTACGCCGTCAGGAAAAAGAATTAGACAATCTCTTGGAACGGGGGACAAGAAACAAGCGCAGGAGCTGCACGACAAACTGAAGGCTGAAGCGTGGCGGGTTGATAAAATCGGGGAACTGCCGACGAGGACGTTTGAGGAATGTTGCATCAGGTGGATCCGCGAGAAGGAGCATAAGCGGTCACTTGATGACGATAAGACCAAAATCGAATATTTCCTGCGGCATTTCTCCGGCCGGGATATTTCAACCATCACGGCTGATCAGGTTCATGAAGCTGTTTCGAAGATGGTCAACCGCAAGCATATTCAGGTGTGGGAGTCGCGCCGGGACGCGGCTATACGCCGGGGGAAAGAGCCGCCTCCGTATGTTGAGAAACCGGTAAGCCAGGCGACAAAGAGCCAGCACCTTTCGTTCATGCGATCTCTGTTCAAGGCTGCGGCAAATGACTGGGGCTGGATTAAAACGGCCCCGGTTATAAAAACCAAAAAGCCGATCAGCAAACGCATCCGATGGCTGACCAGGGACGAGGCAGAAAGGTTAATTGCCTGCATGCCGGAGTCGATAAAGCCGGTGGTGATATTTGCACTGGCAACCGGCCTGCGCCGCTCCAACATTATTGATCTGGAGTGGCAGCAGGTCGATATGCAGAGAAAGGTTGCATGGGTAAATCCGGAGAACGCGAAGGCGGGCAAGGCTATCGGCGTGGCTCTGAATGATACCGCATGCAGGGTGTTAAGGGATCAGATCGGGAAAAGTTCCAGGTGGGTATTCGTTCACACGAAGCCATCAACGCGCCCGGATAAAACCGTCACTCCGGCTGTCCGCAAAATGCGAGTGGATGACAATGTCGCCTGGCGCATTGGATTGGAAAGAGCGGGTATAGAAGACTTCCGTTTTCATGACCTCCGGCATACCTGGGCGAGCTGGTTAATTCAGTCCGGCGTGCCGTTGTCCGTTCTGCAAGAAATGGGCGGCTGGGAGTCCATCGAAATGGTCCGTCGATACGCTCACCTGGCACCGAACCACTTAAGCGAACACGCACGGAAAATTGATGCCATTTTTGGCAACCATGACACAAATACGACACAAGGAGAAAATCAGGCTGGCTTGAAACTGGCGTAA